CCCTGGTCCAGAATAATGTTCTGTAAATTGAAAAGCTGCTCCTGGAGTGCTTTGTACGAAGTTTGGTTTGTTCTGTGTTGAGAGATCTAATCCAGTCCATGTTGTTGTCACACCATTGTTGGTATTATTATGAGTTGTAGTAACATCAGGTGCTACATTTGTTGACCCTGCTTCTAATTCTACGCCTGTCCCAGAGACAGAATACGTCCAGCCTGTAGCATAATCCATGCTATTTATTGTCTCAGTTACAGTACTGGTAGTTTCCGTATGGCTGGTCATCGAGCCCTGGGTGAAGTTGGGGACCACGGGAACAGCCATTGCCTTACTAGGCACAAGGACGAGAAGTAGTAATAAAACCCTCCTCATCTTACTTAGTTGATTTGTAATTCAGTAACGAATTGTCCAGTAGTTACAGTACCTGTTCCACCACCAACTGCAGTCAATGTATGTCCTGAAGTTACAGTACCTGTACCAGTTCCACTACCAACAGCAGTTGAAGTTTGGTTAGAGTATGCACTAATAGCACCCAAAGCTGGTGCAGTAGTTACAATAGCATCACCTTCAATAAATGACTGGGTGAAATTATATGCCCCACCAGCACTTGTTTGTGTGGCTGTAGCGATAGTACCTTGTCCAACACCGTCAGTCAATGTACCAAGACCACCGACTTTACCATCAGCAGATCCACCGCCACCAACGTCCATTGTGACACCAGATCCAGAGGCTGAATATGAACTTCCTATTCTTGAAACCTGAGTTGCAGCAGCATTCACCTGCAGCTGTGTCGAAGATGTCATACGGTGTGTTATATCTGCCCTAACTGGAACAGAAGCACCCAATGACAACAACGTAAGAGTAAAGAGAATTCTCTTCATTGCTTTTTCACCCTATCTATGCTAATATATTTATATTTCGTAACCTAAATGCAAGTAATAGATAATTTTCTATCTACGAAAGACTGGCAAAGGATAGAAAAGACAATGATAACAGGGGGTTTGCTACCTTGGTGTTATAATAATATGAAAGTTAGTGGTGATGATAGTATCAATAACTACCAATTTACTCATGAATTCTTTAACTTTCATTCCATAAAGGGTCCATGCCAACGTGCAGAATCTTCACATCTTGAGATACTAAAACCATTAGTAGACAAACTAAACATGGTAGCACTCCATAGGATCAAGGGTAATCTTGAACCATTGAAAGCAGAAAGACACTTCAGTAATTGGCATACGGATATCAACCCACCTACTAAGTCTATGACCACTGCGATATACTATGTGAATACCAATGATGGGTACACTGAGTTTGAAAATGGGAGGAAGGTCAAGTGTTTCAAGAATAGGTTTGTTTCGTTTCCGTCAAATTTGAAACACAGGGGTGTCAGCCAGCTAGATAATAAGGTAAAATGTATTATAAATCTAAACTACTTCGGGTACATAAATGAAAATCTTTCTTGACACTGCAGATACCAAACTACTTCACGATGGTTTCCTGACTGGTCTTATCGATGGTGTAACAACTAATCCATCACTCATTAGAAAAAGTGGTAGGAATCCAGAGGAAGTATACTTGGAACTAAGAGATATAGGATACAATGATATTAGTATGGAAGTTGTTGGTGATGGTCCTGAGATGATAGTAGAAGGTAGAAGACTTGCTAAGATATTTGGTAAGTGTGCAACTATCAAAGTTCCATGTACACCAGAAGGATTGTTCGCTTGTCGTGAGTTGTCTAGAGAATTGATAAGGGTAAACGTTACTCTTATATTCTCCCCTTCACAAGCAATCCTTGCTGCTAAAGCAGGTGCTAGATATGTTTCTCCATTTGTAGGTAGAGTAGATGACAATTCCTTTGGTGGATTATGTCTAGTGAAAGACATTGCTAATGTATATGCAAAGCAAAATTGGGGTGGTAGGACTGAGGTTCTAGCAGCATCTATAAGAAATGTAAGAGATGTTGGTAGAGCATTTGAATATGGTGCTAACATTTGTACCATACCACCTAAAGTATTTGATGGTATGTACAAGCACATCCTTACAGATAAAGGATTGGAAATCTTTGAACAAGATTGGAATGAAACTAAAACTTTGATCGCATGAAAATTTTCCGAAACCTAGTACCTAAGGAGGTACTAGACCAATGTAATGCTGAGATAGATAACTTATTACCTACACAGAGATGGTCTTCAAGTCATACGACTTGGGGATCATCTTTATATGATGGTGTACCTGGTATGTGTATGAGAGCAGTACCTACATTCAAACTGGTAAAGGTAATCAAGGATGCTATCATTGATTCCATACCTTCTTGTAATAATCTCAATATGAATTATCATTACTGGTTGAAGTACTCTGGTATTGGATGGCACAATGATAGTGCTAGAACTAGTGGTGACAGACGTGTCTTTGGTGCAACAATATATCTAAACGAATGGGATCATAAGTGGGGTGGACTTTTTGTATGGGAAGATGGTAAGGATGGAAGTCTAAAAGTTGTATGTCCTGAACCAGGAACTTTGGTACTAAATACAAAGGCTGAAGATCATCACGTTACGATGATCTCACCTTCAGCAAAGTATGCTAGAAGATCTATACAAATTTGGGGAGACCAATGAATGTTTTATGTAATGCTTGTGGTGTTGTGATAGCAGTGCCATCAGTAAAGTTTATGTGTTGTGGATGTGATAATATTACTACAGTAGAAGGGGATAAAATTTCTGCTGTGGACATGGGGTTAGTAGAGTTTATTGAACCACCTAAAACTAAAGTTAAACCTGTAGAAACTAGACCAAGAAGACGTAAGGTACGTAAACTTGATTTTGAAATCCGTTAACTTAGGATTCAGTTGGACTGATGATCCTGAATTGTTATGTAAGAAACTTATATTACAACACAAGTGGAGTAAGAAGTTGTATAAGACTGGGGAATTTGTGTTCCCTATATCTCCTAGCAACAAATCTTTATTTGAACCACTACTAGATCTTATACAGGTTACCGTAGAGGATATCTATCCTAAGATAGATATTCGAGAAAGAACTGCATGGGTATATGTTTCTAATGCTAAGAGGAATCAGATGACATGGCATTATCATATGCCAGAGCATGTTCAACGTGATATATCTACAGTCTTTTATATGAAGAAACCTTCTGATGGTGCTATAGCATTCTTAGATGGTGTGCATGAACCACATGAAGGAGAGTTGATTATATTCCCTGCAACCTCACCACATACTCCACTTCCCACAACGTCTGATGAGTATCGGATTGCACTAAATGTAAACCTCGTGACACGTAATAAATATCTTGACTTTATGCCTAGATAGGGGTATAATTACGAGGTAAACCTACTAAAGACAATGACTAGGGGTCCATTTCTTTCCAAATTCAAAAATCACACAGAGGAATTAGTAAAAGCAGTAGAGAATCAAATTGATCTAGAGTATGATCATCCAGAGTTATACCAAAAGGTGTATAACTACTATAAGGAAGGGGATATTTACTTCTATGATGATAAGGATAAAGATTATAATATAGTAATAGATGAATTGGAGTATGACCTTTTGAAATTCGGAGTTATGGGATGAGTTTTAAACGTGAACGTCCTTGGGGATGGTATAAGTGTATCTGTAGAGGAGATACTTATGCTGTCAAAAAGATTTGGGTAGAACCCAATCAAAGATTATCATTACAGTATCATAATAAACGTGCAGAGCATTGGACTGTAGTAAAAGGAAGTGGTACTGTTACTCAGGGTAATAGTCAGACTGACTGTAAGCCAGGTGATACCTTTGATATTGGTATAGAACAACGTCATCGTTTATCAGGTGGTCCTGAAGGTGTACTTATTATTGAAGTGCAACGTGGTGAGTGTAGGGAAGATGATATTATAAGACTGGAAGATGATTATGGTAGGGTACAACCAAGTAATATATACGCTACAATCAATGAGTATGGTACAGAATGACTTACATTGTTACTGGTGGTGCAGGTTTTATTGGTAGTAACTTTCTACATTATATAAAGACTCATACTGAATTAGAAGATCAGGTTGTTGTCCTAGACAATCTAGGATATGCTGCTAAGAAAGAGTATATGCCTGATGATAAGCAGTTTATTTTTGAGTGGTGTGATATATCAAGTGAAGAGCAGGTAAACTATGTCTTTGAAAAACATAAACCAAAGAAGGTATTTCATTTTGCTGCTGAGAGTCATGTAGATAATTCTATCAAGAACTACAGACCATTTTTAGAGTCAAATGTTATAGGCACTATCAATTTACTCAATGCTAGTTTGGATTGTGGGGTTGAGAAGTTCCACCATGTTTCTACTGATGAGGTATATGGTTCTTTAGAATATGATGACACTGAAGTCTTCAAGGAGACTACACCATACGATCCTAGGAATCCATACTCAGCAAGTAAAGCATCATCAGATCATTTTGTAAAGACATGGCATAACACATATGGATTACCATATCTTATTACTAATTGTGGTAATAACTATGGTCCTCATCAGCATCCTGAGAAACTTATACCTTTGACAATTAGTAATGCATTGAAGGATGAGGTGACATACATGCACCAAGGTGGTAATCAGGTAAGAGATTGGATCTATGTTCTAGATCATTGTGCTGGTATATGGGAACTAGAAACAAAGAATATTATTAATGATAATTTCAATATAGGTGGTGGATGTGAGATGAGAAATATAGATGTGACTAAAAAGATATTAGATCTTATGAATAAACCTTATACCCTTATTGGTATTAATAATGAGAGACCTGGCATTGACAAACGTTATGCTATGGATCATACTAAGATTACAAAACGAACAGGTTGGACACCATTTACACCCTTTGAAATTGGTTTACGTGCAACAGTTACATGGTATATGGATGGACTAATATGATTTCTCTTTATGGACCTGGTTTTATTGGTAGAAATTTCTATCACATGTATGAACCTGAAACTGAGATAGTAAACAAGGATGATCGTGAACCTAAGAGCAAAGATATCTTGTATACTATATCAACTGTGGACAATTACAATGTCCATGATAAAATAACACTAGATGTTGATACGAATTTACATGTCCTTTGCGAGGTACTTGACCACTGCAGGTCAGAAGATTATACCTTCAACTTCATTTCCAGTTGGTTTGTCTACGGACAAGGAATCCTCCCTGCATCAGAAACTTCACCATGCAACCCACAAGGGTTCTACTCAATCACAAAGCTTTGTGCAGAAAATCTTATTAGGTCTTTTGCACAGACCACTGGGATGAAGTATAGGATCCTAAGACTATGCAATGTCATGGGACCAGGTGATAGAAAAGCAAACCGTAAGAAGAATGCTATTCAGTGGATGATTAATGAGTTGAAAGCAGACAGAGATGTCAAGATGTATGATAATGGATCACACTGTCGTGACATTATGCATGTAGATGATGTCTGTCGTGCTATCAAACTTGTTATGGATAAGGGTGAACTCAATGAAACCTATAATATAGGTTCTGGCATTCCCACTACTGTTAGTGAGATAATGCTATTGGCAAAACACATCACTAGATCTAGAGGTGAGTTATTAAACATGGAACCACCAGAGTTTCATAAGAATGTCCAGACACAAAACTTCTGGATGGATACTACTAAACTCAAAGAACTTGGGTTTGCACAACACATTACTAATGAATTTTTAGTCAAGGATTTATGTATACTCTGAATGAACAATTAGATCATTTCATATTCAATCTTGAACAGAATGGATATGATTTGTTTCCTTATCTTCCTAATAAGAACTGGCATCCTGGTTCTCAGATATTATACTCTGGTCCTTATTGGGATAGTAAAGAAGTAGTTGCTGCAATGCAGACATTACTTACTGGTAAGTGGTTACCAGCAGGTGAGAATGTAAACAAGTTTGAACGTAGGTTCTCTAGGTTCTTTGACTTTGATCACTCTGTCATGGTGAACAGTGGATCATCTGCTAACTTAGTGATGATTGCTGCACTAAAGAAGTACTTTGATTGGCAAGATGGTGATGAGATATTAGTATGTGCATGTGGTTTTCCTACTACTATCAATCCTATCATTCAGAATGGATTGAAACCTGTCTTTGTTGATATAGATTATGATGATTTGAACTGGGATCTTGATCAGTTGAAGTCTAAGATTACTGATAGAACTGTTGCTGCATTTAGTTCACCTGTCTTAGGCAATCCCTATGACATGGATAAGTTTCT